ATGACGAAGAGTTCGATGGACTCCGCGCTCACAAGTGGTTGAAGTCTCGTTATGACTCAGACGAGTGGGTGGCGCTTCGAGCAAAACGTGATCGATTGCTCGCTGCTTGCGACTGGGTTGTCGTGAAGGCTCAAGAGGCTGGTGAGGATGTACCGGCAGCGTGGGTGACGTACCGGACCGCATTGAGAAATCTTCCGGCGGCTACGTCTGATGCGAGCGACCCAACGTGGCCTGACGCGCCGTGATTTGAGATGCCTCTTTTTTCATTAAAATTTCGCCCTGGTATAAATAAAGACCAGACCGACTACACCAACGAAGGCGGTTGGTCTGACTCGGACAAAATCCGGTTTAACAACGGACTTCCGGAAGTTATTGGGGGTTGGGAGAAAAAAGGCCCTAATACATTTTTAGGCTCGTGCCGGTCTCTTCACCCGTGGGTGGCCCTAGACGGCAATAAGTACATTTCCGTAGGGACCAACATTAAATACTACATTGATGAAGGTGATGGGTTTTACGACATTACTCCAATAAGGAGTACAACGTCTGCCGGGGACGTAACCTTTTCTGCGACAAGCGGACAGTCAACGGTAACCGTTACTGACTCAAACCACGGGGCGGGTGTGGGGGACTTCGTTACATTCAGCGGTGCGGCAACCCTTGGGGGCACTATAACGGCTGCGCGGCTCAACCAAGAGTACAACGTAATTTCCGTTGTTAACGTCAACTCATACACTATTTCAGTCCGTGAAGTATCGACAATAGCATCCATCACGGTTAACGGAGCGCTAGACCCAACGCTTGTCGCTGCAAACGGATCTGACACCGGAACCGGAGGCGGATCAACAGTTGGCACTTATCAAATTGACATCGGCCTTGACACCACCGTATCGGGTACTGGTTGGGGTGCCGGGTCTTGGGGCAGAGGGACTTGGGGCTCTGCGGCGTCCAGTTTAGCCATCGGTGACATCCTTCGTCTTTGGTCGGAAGACACTTGGGGTGAAGACCTTGTATTTAATGTTAGAGATGGTCCGGTCTATTACTGGGACACAAGCGCGGGAACGGCTACTCGCGGAGTACTGCTAGGCTCGCTAGGGGGGGCAAGCGGCGCTCCTACTATTAGCCGCAAAATAATTGTAAGCAACCAGCAACGACAAATTATTAGTTTTGGCACCAACGAAATTGGCTCAAGCGACCGAGACCCCATGCTTGTCCGCTATAGTGATTTTGAGTCAGCAGTTGACTGGACTCCAACGCTAGAAAATAGCGCCGGAAGGCAGGTTCTTTCGAACGGTTCTTCAATAATTACCGCGTTTGAAACTCAAAAAGAAATACTGCTTTGGACTGACAGTTGCGTTTACTCGATGCAATTTGTTGGCGGCGATCTTGTCTATAGGTTTGAGGTTGCAAGCATTGGTCCCAGCATAATCGGCCCTAACGCTGCTGTGTCCGCTGACAATGCCGTGTTTTGGATGGATACAGAAGAGTTTTATGCATACACCGGTCGCGTTCAAGCCATCCCATGCACTGTCAAGGATTACGTTTTTGAGGACATAAACCTAGCTCAGGCTGAAAAAGTTGTTGCTGGGTTTAACAAAAACCACAACGAGATTACTTGGTTCTATCCGAGTGCGGACAGTGACGATATCAACAGGTACGTAACTTACGACTTTAGCCAGCAGATCTGGACAATCGGTACTTTCGACAGGACGGCGTGGATTGAAAGCGGTCTTTACTCTTATCCGATAGCGGCGGGGACCGATCACCGTCTTTATTATCACGAGTTTGGTTATTCGAATGACGGCGCTGCAATCGCGGCTCACGTTGAAAGCAGCGACATCGATACGACTGACGGTCAACAGTTCGTTTTCTTTAAAAGGCTTATCCCCGATATTACTTTTATAGGGACAGCTAGCGGGCCGACTGCAACCTATACCATCAAGGGAAGAAATGCTCCCGGCGATACTTTGTCAACGAAGGCAACTGCAAGTATTGGGGCGACCAGCGGTCAACAAAACATTCGTGGCAGAGCGCGGCAAGTTGCTTTGAGGGTCGAGTCAAACACGCTTAACGTGGCTTGGCGGTTAGGGACTAACAGGCTGGACATTCAACAGGATGGTCAAAGATGAGCAAGTTAGATCAAGTTTTAACTAAGTCTCGCCTTCCGTCCGCACCAGAATTTTATGACGTTAATACATTTTCGTCCTTAATAAATTCTTTGGAGTTGATCCTTGGAAGCATTAAGACGCCCCAGGAAATAAGGAATCAGGCTGAAGCTCAGTCTTGGTTTATCGGGTAGGGGAGTGATAACTTTTAGGGGCGAACGATTTTCTGGCTATAACAAGCCAAAAAGAACTCCTGGGAAGCCAAAAAAGTTTGCTGTTGCAGCGCGGAATAAAGCTGGAAAAGAAAAACTTGTTAGGTTTGGCGACCCTAATATGACGATAAAAAAGAACATTCCCGCTAGACGCAAGTCTTTCAGGGCGAGGCACAAGTGCGACACCGCAAAAGACATCCTGACGCCCCGATATTGGTCTTGTAAAAAATGGTAAGGCTTGATGGCAAATACTTACAGAAATAGCTTTGCTAGCCTTACCGCTACGGGCTCCGCTACGGTCTACACGGTCCCCGCTGTGACAAGCGCTGTGGTCAAGTCCGTGCGCGTCACTAACGTGACCACAGGAACTGCTGCAACTATTACCATGCAGGTAACAGATAGTAGCGCCTCAGCAACCTATAATTTCTTAAATAACGTAAGTATTGGGGCTGGCATCTCCCAGGAGATGCTGGGCCAGAACGCTGCAAGTACAGCGGACGGGCAGTCGATTATTGTGCTTGAGGAGGCGGACGCTTTAAAAGTTACTCCTTCTGCTGCAAATGTTTTCCATGTTACTATGGCCGCACTTGAGGTTACCTAACCATGACTCCAATTCAAAGTTTAGCCGACAACCTAGCGGCTCTTGGTAGATACGAAGACACCTACATGATCCACGCCGCACAAGGCGAGACTGTGGTTCCGGGGGATGTCTTGGACGCCAATCCTATTCTCAAGGGTGCCCTGTTTGCCCAGATGAAGGCTATGGGTATTGACGAGCCAAGCAGATATGTGGTCGGCAGCAACCTAAATAGCATTAACCCAATTACGGGCCAGCCTGAGTTCTTTTTCAAGAAGATTAAGCGTTTAGTTAAGAAGATAGCAGCGCCTGTGGGCGGCGCTATTGGCTTTATGATCGGAGGCCCAACGGGTGCGGCTATTGGGTCTGGTCTTGGCTCTTTAGTTGGAGGTGGCACCCCCCAACAGGCGTTAACTGCGGCGGCGCTTGGAGGCGTTGCGGGCTACGGAGCCGGAGTGGCTTTCCCTGGTCTGCAAGCCGGTATGCAGAGCTATGCTAGCGCCATTCCCGGTATAGGCGGGCTTATCCCAGGTGGAGCCGCATCGGGAGCAGCGGGAACAATTCCAGGTATTAATGCGGGATTTGCGTCATCCCAAGCTACTGGGGCAGCGGCTAAAGGTCTTTCTGGCAACCTATTTGATAGCGCCGTTGGTTTAGCGAAAAAGTACCCTCTTCCAGCAGCAGGGCTTGGTATAGCAGCATTTTCATTGTTCTCCGGCTCTGGCGCTGAAAAGCAGGAGTTTGAGAATGAGAAGACATATTCAGATTATTTGTTAGCGCGAGAAACGCTAGGTAGTGAGGCGACGGCTGACGACATCAAAAGGCTACGCCTTAGCTTCAGACTTCCAGCAGAGCCCCCCGTGAAATTGGAGGGCCTTCGCCCCGGAGTTCCTATGGCAGAAGGAGGTAGCCCTGCGGTGGCCGCTGCCGCTTTAAACAAGTCTCCGGCAGCAGCCCCCGCAATGACAGTTGCTCAACAAGCCGGTCGGATTAACCAGATAAACCAACAAATATCAGGCGTCGTAGGTCAAATGGCTCGTGAAGGGGCCAACATTCCTGAGCTAAGGGAAAGAAAAAGTTTGTTGGAGGCTGAGATCGATAAGATATTGAACTCTCCCAGCCGGACTTCATTACCCATGGCCCCGCGCCAAGCTGAGCCCCCGCCTATGCCGGGAGCCGTCAGCGCCGCAAGAGGCGGTGGACTGTCTGACTTGCGAGATCAAATGATTGCTCGGCAGGGCTTTCCTCGCCGTTCTGGGCAGATATCTGGTTTGGGTGGGGAAACGGACGATCTTGTACCGGCTATGCTTTCCAATAACGAATTTGTTTTCACGGCGGACGCCGTTAAGGGTGCAGGAGGCGGCAGTGTCGATCTCGGCACCGACCGAATGTACGCCATGATGAACCAACTTGAGCGGAGAGCGTAATGTCTATTGCTATAACCGGCTCAAGCCTTGCTCCTTTTGTTGAGGAAGAAACACGCCTTCTTTTGAAGGAAGCCCGCGAGGCGGCTAAAACCCCAATTCCTGTTCCGGACATCCCTGTCGCAGGGTTCTCGCCACTTCAACTGCAAGCAATGCAACGCGGCCAAGAAGCTGTGGGCGGGTTCAACCCCTACATTCAACAGGCGGCTGACTTTGTCCCCCAACAGCAAGAGGCTATTCAAAAAGCCTTGAGCGGCCTTGGAGCAAGTCAATCTGGGATTCAGGGGCTATTGTCTCCGGAGCAGTACCAGTATGACCCGGCGTCTGCTCAGGCGTTTTTCAATCCCTTTGAGCAACAAGTCGCTCAGCAAATTGAGACAAACATCGGTCGGCAACGGCAAGAGGCTCTAGGGGATGTTTCCTCTCAGCTTGCGGGTCAAGCGGGTGCTTTTGGCGGATCTGGCGCAGATAGGGCGCGTGAGCGTGTTGAGCGCCGTTACGACGACCTGATGAACGATCAGCTATCTAACCTGCGGTATCAGGGTTACCAACAGGCAATGGGTCAATCTCAACAAGAGTTTGGTCAGCAGTTTGCTCGCCAACAGGGCCTTCAGTCTCTTCTTGGGGACGTTGCCATGCGATATCCGCAGCTTGGAAGCGCCATTAGAGATATCGGCGGGGACGTTCTTCGTCTTGGCGGCATTCAAAGAGATGCAGACATGACTGACATTCAGCTTCTCTCTAGCCTTGGCGGTCAACAGCAGAGCCAGCTACAGGCCCAGCAGGATGCCCAGAGGGCGCAGCGTGTTGCCCAGTTGCAAGATCCATTCTCTCGGATTGGATTTGTGAGGGATGTTCTGACTGGAGTTCCTCAAGCGGGAGGGACAAGCGTGAGCAGGACAACTTCACCTCAAGCGCAACCATTTGGCTTGGCGCAATTGGCTGGCCTTGGAACCTTGGGTCTTCAGATTTACAACCCGTTCACTAAACAACCGGGGGCATTAGGCACCTCCATGGGCATAAAAGCATCATGAAAGCTCACCGCAGAAAAGGCATCCCGACCTTGATGTTGCAGACCGGGGGAAAAGTCGAAGTCAAACCTTATTCGGAAAGCCCAATAAGAGGAGCGAAGCCTCGTGACCTGCCCAAAAGTCCCGCTGGCCGTAGGTTTTATATTCCTGGGATTCCTGGGGACTACGAGGGCGCTGAATCACTTATGAGGCGTAAATATTTTCGTAACTTAAAGCCGCTAACGGGTGTCCAGCTTGAAGATATATCGGCTGATGATTATGAAACATTCAAACAGGCCATTTCGCCCCTTGCCGGTTTGCGTTCGCTTGCAAAAAACACACCGGGACGTGGAAGGGAGGCTTATATCCCTTTTAGCGCCCTCAAAAATCGTGATCCTAGACCGGAGTACAGGGATAAAATTGCTTCTGCGGTTGGTAGCTTGTCTCGTCTTCCTGAAGGATTTGTGCCGCAGGTTGTTGATCCGCTGAAGCAATCTCTTGAGTCGGAGCTTTCTAGGTTAAGCCCGAGACTTGGAAGCCCTGCTCCCGGCTATGGATCTGTGCAAGAAGCACTTTTGGAATCTGCAAAATCCTCGTCCGAAGCAGCCGCACAAGAAGCCGCTCGTCAAGAACAAGAGTCTGCTGCTCCGCAACCACCGGAGACCCCGGCTGAGGCTGCTCAGGCTGAGCAAGCTGCTGAAACCGCTAAGGCTTCCCAAGCCGCTGCATCCGTAAGTTCCCCGGAAGAAGAGGCTCTTCGTCAAGCAACTGGCGCTCCGTCGAGTGCAGAAGAAGCTGCCGCTGCGACAAAATCAGGGGATCTTTCACAGGAAGCCTCTCTTGTTAAAGGCAAAGATGGGACCACGATTGCTGGTATTATGGGTAGTGCAGATGCTCAGTTTAACGAGACAGAAAGGCTTAACGAGTTGAAGACTACTTTTGGCCTCAACCTAAGTGACATGGAAAAAGCTGCCCCCGGAATTGCGTTTAGCCTTTCCTTGATGGGCGCTCAGAGGGCCCCCGGAGAAAGCGTCTTTAATGCGCTTGCTCGTTCTGCTGGTTCTGCGGGCGAAGGCGCTTTGAAAGCAAAACTTGCTCTTGACGCTAAAGAACGGGCTATTGACTCTTCGCTAGTGTCAACTGTTCTAGGTGAGAAAAAAATAGCGGACGCCTATGCCAAAAATAAAACGTGGGCTGTTGTTTGGGATGGTAGTTTTGATAAAAACGGTAGCCCCGGAGCATCTTTTTACAGAATGAACGCAAGGCAACTAGACGAGGCTACTGAAGCTGGCTTACCAATAGTTCCGATGGACTTTCTAAAGTCTTCAATGACGACTGAGGGTGCAAAGGCTGCGTATAGATCTAAGGCGGGGATTGACTCGAGGAAGAACCTTATGGATCAACTTATGGAACGCGCTAAGCCAGTATCAACTGAGATAGAAGTCGGCGGAGATAAATACAAAGCTCAAGTGTGGACCGATAGAAGTGGAGTTCGCCATGTCCTCCCTATTGACATAGCTGGCGTTGCTAACGGGTTAAACGCGCAACTTGCAGATACATCGAAATTCTTAAGGTCAACAGCGGAGATGCGGACATACGTTCCTCAAATTTCTGGCGGACCTAACGTAGTGGCGGCTTTTGGGGGAAGATTGCGAGCGATTGCTGGGGTTTCACAGGATGAGATAGACAGAACACCCGAACAATTAGCGGGTGCTATTTTTGCCAAAGCTAGAAAAGAATTTGACACCGTTAAACTTGGCGGCTTGTTGTCGGGCAAAAATGCTGCTGCAAATATTTCATCCGAAATGTCTTCTGACGAAATTGGAAAGTATTTTGGTAAGGAAGCTCAGGATTTGGCTGAAAGTGGCGATGCTGAGGCGCTTCAAAAGCTCATACAAGGACGACTTCCTCAAATTACTAATCTCACAATGCCAGAGAGACCTGGGGAAGGTGCAAAACCCGAAGAATTAACGTCATATCAGGCTCGCGTTAAGTATAAAACTATTCAGAACGCCCTCGCTGCTCAGCTTGCCCCGATCCTTCTTGGTGAATCAGGCAGGACAATCTCTGACGCTGACCGTGTCCGAGTTATCGCCCTTCTGGGTGGGTTTGCTGACTATAGCAAGGCTGGTGTGGTGACCACTGAATTTGAAATGAACGCCTCTATTGACGAACTTGAATCTATTCTAAGAAAGTATCAAAAAACATCAAAAGATGCGTCAGAAACATTCTTGGATAATGTTGGTGAAGCCAGCCAATCTGATAGTTGGGATCCAGTGCAAGGTAAAATTTACAATCCAACAATCTCTCAAAACAAAGCCCTTGGACGGTTGGGTGAAAACTTTCTCAAAATTTTTGGTTCACCCGATGGGTCAAGCAACCCAGATCAACCTGATTCTACCCCGACAAGGAAGTTAAGCGAGTTGGTTGAGTAATTAGTAATGGCAAAGATAAACATTATAAATGACAAGTACGGAACCGGTGCGACTTATCAGTTTGACATAGAGGGAGAAACTCTAAATGAGGTGGAAAAAGCCTTTATTCAGGATTACTTGAAGGACGCTGGTGTTTTAGAAAAACAAATAGATGCAGAGCAAAACATCGACACCACTGGCGTCAAGGATGCTGGCTTTCGGTACGGTTTTGCAAATGTTGAGAAAGATGAGGAAAAACAACTTTTTCTCGACGGAGCCGTTGGCTCTGGTAATTATTTCAAAAGACTTGACGGAACATATGCCTTAACCCCAGAGGGAAGAGAAGTTGTAGGTCAGCCCGGAGATGTGCCCCTTTCGATAGAAGATAAGGGCTTTAGCCGATACGACCTTGTTGATTTTGCAGGAGAGGGCGGGATTGCTTTAGCCGCTGCGGCTGGCGTTGGCATTCTCACCGGAGGCGTGGGGTTGCTTCCTGCTTTGGGAGCGGCGGCTGCGGCGGGTGGCGTTGGCAAACTTATTGATGAGGGCATCGAGCATTCAAAGGGACTGCAACGTCAGTCAGCATCAGAGGTTGCCAAAGATGCTTTGACGGAGGCAGTTATTGCCGGTACGGGGGAGTTTGGTGGACGACTTCTTACTTCTTTCGTAGGTCGCTTCATCAAGGGAAGCACGACAAATGCTCAGCGGGCTGAACACCGTAAACTTCTGAAGTGGGCTAAAGAAAACAATGTTACATACGTTCCGGATCTTGCGACTGTCTCAGGTAAGCCACTTCTTGCCCGCGTCCAAGCCTTAACGGAGCAAGTCCTTGGAAATAAGCGCGGCCCTGTTATCAGGGAAAGCCTAGAAACTTTAGTTCAGACGATTAGTCGTACTGACGGAATCCCAATTGAAGAAGCCCAGAGGACTGTGCTTGGGATTCTTGAAAGATCAAACGAGCTTGCTCAAGGCGCTGCCGAAACCGTTGCCAAGGATATCGCTGGGGTTTATGGCGAGTCCGTTGAGGCGCTTGGCGAAAGGGCTGCTAGGGCAATTGCTGGTGGAAACCGCGAAGAGCTTGAAGCTGTGACTAAATCTGTTGCTGCGCTCGACAACCAGTCGTTGAAGGATCTTAGTGCGGGCTTCTCAATCATTAAAACTGTTTTCAACAAAGAAGTTGATTTCCTTAATACTCCCGCCTACCGCGAACTGTTGGAAGGCAAGTTGATACCACTTGAAGATGGAACATTTGTTTCTCCAATTAGGTTCCGGGTTTCTCAGGCCGAGGACGGAGTTGGCGAGGTTTACGAGCCTTTAATCGTTAATATTGGAGACACACTCGATATTATTGACGGTTTAGGAAACCAAACTACTCGCAGCTTCGGCGAGGAAGTGCTCTTAAAGGATCAGTACATAAAGGCTCTTGGCGGAGAAGACCTGTACAACGCAGCTAGGCAAAATGGAAACTACATAAGCCTTGGCGATTACGACAAGGCTCGCTCTAACTTAAACTCTGTGACGAACCGTGAACTGGGTAGCCGAGCAGCCAGAAAGAGAGAGGCTGTGCCCGTAGGTGCAGCACAAGAAATGTACAGAAGTCTTACAGACAGCTTCTCTACGTCTATAGATGATTTTGGCCGCGTCATTAACCAGCTTGACGATAACTTAACAACCTTGAGTCCGTCTGAGGAGTTGATAAACCTTGCTGCGGCTGCGACGGGAAGAGGGTCGGTTGTTGATGAGCCAGCAAAAAAACAAACAGTAAAAACCCTTAGAAATAAATTATCTGACATTCAATCAACTCTCAGGGCGTTGCGTCAAATGAATGGGGCATATGCCTCTCAAAGAGAAATATTTGAGGATGTTGGCCTCAAGGCAATAGACGCTAGGTTAAAAACAGCAACAACGGTATCCGACGATATTCTTGGAGCGGACATAGAGCACATTGCTAGTGTGGCCCTGAAAAGACCAAATGATTTTGATAAGTTAGCTAAATTTTTAGAATCACCACTTCGTTCAAAAAACCAGACCGCAAAGATCCTTAATGCGCTTCAACAACGATTGGTCGTAAGGGGAACTAGGCAAGAAGTTCAAAGGGGGCTAGCTACGTTAACTGACGATGCTAATCTTCCTATTGAGACTATTAGGTTTGGTGGCAAGACCACACAGGTAAAGGCCCGCGATCTTTTGGGCGGGATAATGATGCGGAAACTTTACAACGATTCTATTGAAGTTGTTGATGGCGTAAGTTCTTTGAACTTAGTTAGTTTTGCAAACTTTGCGAACACAAACAGACAAGCTCTGAACACGGTCATGGGCAAGGATGGCGCTAGCGAGTTTCTTAATATAGCGGACCAAATCCGCGCAACATATAAAGAGTTTGGCTCGGATCTTCCGCCTAGATTTAGTTCGTTAATGGATGATGTGGTCAACAAAGGCATGAATCCGAACGACCTAAAGAGGTCACTGCGTGGCCTGAAAGAAGAGCTAAAGAAGGTAACCGGGACTACTTTTGAGAGATCTCTTCTTGACCCCAACTCACTTGACCTTGAGAAGGCCGCTAGTTTGATGGTTGGGGGCAAGGTTCCGTTGCAGACTGTCCGCGCCACCTTGGACCGCTTAAAGGGTCAGGTGGGTGAAGAAGAGTTTGGTGCTATCGAGCAATCTCTAAAAGATGCTGGCGTGAGGAAGTTTTTCAGCAACATTGCCGGGAATGGCGATGATGTGAGCGACATATCAACTATCAACCCCGTTGACGCGATCTTAAATTTTCGCCAACTAAAAAACATGATTGGAACGGGTCAAAAAAGTCCGACTATGACCCGCGAAACTTTAGAGTATGTTTTTGAAAGAGGTGGCGTCACCGGGAACGAAGCAATAAAAAGCCTGGAAAACTTGGCTAGATTTGCTGAGTTCCAAGCTGGCCGCGCTACATCCGGCAAGGGAACAATCGCTGGTGCCAACCTTGGCCTTGCTTTGGGTGCTGGCCTCTTGATTGATCCGCTTACAACTGTAAGCACCATCGCAGGGCTTGGTGTCTTGTCTAAGTTCTTCTCTAATCCTGCTTTTGTGAAGCTCTTGTCGCGCCCGAAAAAAGAAAGCCTTCGTTTGCTTAGGCAAGATGAGAAGGGCGGCATTCCGGAAAAAGCATTTCTTCAAGCGTGGACAAACCTTACGCGGACAATTGTTGACGGTGGTGAAGA